AGAGACGAGGGAATGCTCCAAAGACAGCGTCTGCTCTTTTGTATAGATAAATTCTTGTTTTGCTTCGTCCCATTGCTCAACAGCTGGTATTGTAATTCGAAGCATTCCTCAATCCTCCTTAACTTTTTATTGATGCGTAACCGGAGCTGGTGTTGACTGAGTAGTCGCTACTGGAATAATACCGTTCACAAACTTAGCTGCTGCATCCGCATCGGTAGCTAGTTCCATAAATAATTGAGAAAAGGCCTCGGTTTGAGAAAAAGCTGTAGAAAGTTCTTCGGATTTGATAAACCTCTTTCCATCCGGAGATTTTTCACCGTAAGCTTTAAGAATGATCTCTTTGAAAGTCTTAATGATTCTTTCGCCATCCTGTGCAGCAACAATCCTATTGAGCATTTGGGTCATGCCGCCAGAAACACCCATCTCCATTTCCAAGACCTCTGCCTTAGAAAGGTTAAAGTAGAAATCCTCAGTCCTTTTATTTCCGTCATAGTCCTCGTAAGTAATGGTTTTTTTCAACATAATAAATTTTCTCCTTTCGATAATAAATACTGTTAGATATAGACTGTCGCTTGTAAAGGTTCTCCCGAACTATCCAAAATCAATTCTTCAGACGAATCCATTAGATAACCATATAATAGGTCAAACATGATGGGTTCCGCTGAAGATATCACAACCTCAAGTTTATATATATAATCCCCTGCAGGCAGAGTAAAAGGGAACTTTAACGCCCCTCCTGTACCGCCTGCAAATCTCCATCTGGCCATTATTCGCTCACCACCGATATAACCGACTGTTCGACAAAATATATACTTATAGATGTTGTATTAAAATCTTGAGCCCACCCCTCTCCTAAAGGAACTCCTGTGGTATCCGTACAAGGTTGGCCGTCAGTACGGATACGGATACGGCCAGACTCACAGTACACTGTTATTTTTTTCGCTCCCTCTGCAGCTGTGTATGTTTTTACAGTGGTCGAAGGGTTTGTTTCTTGTAAAGACGATAGCTGTGCGCTACTGCCAGACAGTAAGTCTGCTATGTTCAAGATTGTGCCATTCTCTTTTATCATTCTCCCCGACTGGGGAGACATTCGATTAATATTTGTCATATACACCCTCCCTAATTATTTCTTTAATAGACCGTTGATTGTATTGGGTTTCCGATATTATCCAGAATCAATTCACCGTCTGAATCTCTTAAATACATATAGAATTGAAAAAGCTCTCTAATTTCCGAAATCAAAGGAAGTCTTGCCGTGGCATTAGAAGAACCATATAATACTTCTTCTATACCTCTTAAAACGTTTACTAAACCGGATAATTTAAATTTTGTAGAGTCAAGAACCAAAAACGCAGTCGGTTTAAATCCATCAACCGATGCCGGATTAGTACTTATCTCCCAGGAAAAAGTTATCGCTTCTGGATTATCATTAATAGTCGCGTAACCCTTCTCGGAAGAAGAAGCGAGGCAATCATAGATAAGATGAATCTTATATCCATAATCGGTTCCATCTTTATCGTTTCCGATCAAGGTTCGATAACATAAACCAAAACGCGATTTCTTCTGTTGACCAATCGTAACTCCCGGAATTATTGAATGTTCACCGAGACATCTCTTGAACTCATCCGGATACGTATAAGCCTCAATGGTAGCACCGAACTCCTCGGCGGAAAGGAGATTAAGATACTTGATATTATCAGCGTATATAGGCGTTGGCTCAGCGCCGGAAGGACTTTCAGTAACGGATATAAGACCGTTCCAGGCGACTCCTTTAGGGTATTCTTTCGAAACTTTTAAATATAAAACGGCGTGATTAATTCCAGTTTCGTAAAAACGTTCACCGGTCTGATCCCAAACAAGTTTAGACATGTTTTTGTCCTCCTCCCAGTTCCCGCTGCTTAATCCTCAGCGCTCATAAGTGTAGCAATTTCGTCAGGAAGAGGAAGTCTCGCTACAACTGCAGGTTCGCCGGGTTTTCCAGCAACTGCATCTTTACCATACAGAATAACTTCTAGAGCAGCCAATTTATCAGCGTCAACCTTGGTAGAATCGATTGTGATAGAAGCAGTCGGCTTAAAGCCAGTAACAGAAACAGGAGTTGTAGTGACTTCCCAAGAGAAAGTGATAGCTTCTGGGCTATCGTTAATAGTGGAATAACCCTTTTCCGAAGGGGCAGCCAAAGCACCATAAATAAGATGTAGTTTGTATCCGTAGTCGGCACCATCAACATCATTACCAAGTGCGGTCTTATAAGAGAGACTAAAGACCTCGCGGTTCTGTTGTCCGATCATGACACCAGTAGCGATTTCGGCAGAACCATCACACTGAGCAAATTCATCAGGATAGGTATAAGCTTCGATAGTGGCACTGAACTCCTCGGCAGTCATGAGATTAAGATACTTGATATTATCAGCGTATATAGGCGTTGGCTCAGCGCCGGAAGGACTTTCGGTAACGGATATAAGACCATTCCAGGCGACTCCTTTA